GAATGGGGATTTGGATTACAAGTTTCCAGTCGTAACGGGTACTTACAAACCTTCTCCCGACATTAGCGATTGCAGCGGCGGTGAGACGGACATCTTGGATTGGCTGGGGCGTGTTGCATTGATGTCCTACCACCCATTCCCGTTCCCCATGATCATGGATGAAGTGGGTCCTTACCTCGACGAAATCAAACGTGGGCGGCTGTTCCATTACGTTCACGAGTACACCAAGCGCAAAGATGCTCGACAGCTCTTCTTGGTTTCCCATTACTTTAACCAGTATGGGTCTTTCGATAACCCTAACGT